TCAAGACAAAGGCTTGGCTTTACTCTTTTCGACTGGATAAGGAACCTGCACTGAATCAACCTTAATCACCGTATCCGTCCTGTTTAGGTATTGATACTTGTACAGGTACTTATATCTATACTGGTAAATGGTATCTCCTTTGACAAGTACATAAATGCTATCCTGATTATAGATGCTATCAACCCGGATACTATCACGTGTCTTATATTCGGTTCTCACAGTCTCTACTGGTACATATTGAGTTCGGCAAGACACAAAGCATATTGCTAACGTCAGCAATATGATATAAATTAGTTGTCTCATGGTCGAACTACTGTATTACGCAAGAAGTTGGAGAACTCGGAACGCACATCAAAGCAGGGACACGCCTTGATGTATTCTGCCGGTTCTATCTCCCCGCTCCCGTTCAAGTCGGGCGAAGTATCCCGGTGCCCCAAAACCTCGACGATAGGATATTCTTTACAGAGTTTAGCAACTAATTGCCGCAAACTAGCTTTTTGAGCAATCGTACGCGTATCTGCCGGCTTTCCGTTTGTATCTAAGCCACCGATATAACAGATACCAATACTGTGCTTATTATACGAAGATTCGCTAAAACCTTTCGTATTGCAATGTGCCCCGTCGATGGAAAGCGGTCGACCGTTCTCTATCATTCCGTCCAGGTCAATGACGAAGTTATAGCCGATTTGATTGAATCCCCGTGCCCGGTGCATTTGGTCTATGTCTTTTGCACGTAAATCTTGCCCAGCACGTGTGGCTGAGCAATGGATGATAATAGCATCAATAGTTTTCATTCTTATTTTCCTTTTTATTTGTTATTGGGGCAACTTTAATCAAGTTAATATTGCAAATGATAGCTATCATAATAACAGATCCTAGCCAATGCCAAAAATCTTGAAAAATAAACTCCAATACTTCAATCATTTGGTATCTCCTTTTTGTAAATAGTTCGTTAGATAAGGGATATTCTTTATAAACTCGACACTTAATACATAGTGCAAGAAAGCTACTACCTTGTAGCCATTGCTAGAGTTGGGTAGAATTTCTTTGATATTCCTTAGAATATTTACCCCGTAGAAGTAGAATACGCTATACGTAATGAATGATACGCATTGTAGCGCACCTTCCGGATTTCCTTTGTGTTCACCAATAAAGTAGATGCAGCTAACCAAGGCAAAGAAAATAGTTGCTTCTACGATACACCTCCAAGCCTTTTTAAAAGAAAAACTCTCATGATTGATAAGGAGTGCAGTAAGCAGTCCACAAATGAAATTGAGGGCAAATACAGCAATAAGACTTTTGATCTCCCCAGAGATAGGATTGAGATAAGCAGCTATACCGGTAACCAATCCAATAAGTAAGTTTTTGAAATAATCCATATCATTTTTATCTAAAATATTAATACTTTATTTTAATACCTCGCTACAATCATCAATAGCTGTCTGAAATACTTGTTTCACTTCGCCAGAAGTTAGCCCATGATCCTCATGTAGCGAGAATCCGGTTACTCCATTTCGCGAAATATTGAAGAAGCCGACAGTCGTTTCATCTTTGACAATCTCGGCAGTAATATCTTTCACCGCTTCGGTACCACGAATTGATATTCTGTACTTAATCCTGATAGCTCCCGTAACTTTGGTTGTCGCAGTACTGTTTGTTGCTGTAATGTTCATTCTTTGTTTCCTCCTTCTATTAAATCATAAATCTGTCCGTATGTCCCTGCGGTTAGATACTCTCCACAAATTTCTTTTAATAAAGCAGCATCTTCCGTTTCAATATCAAGCACCCCACGATTGTTAATAATTTGTTGCAGCATCTTGTACGCTCGTAACTTCTTGGAAGTTTCCATGTTCTTCCGTGGGTTAGAACCAGCTGCATATAATGCCTCTGCAACCAAATCGCGAAGGGATTTTTTACTTTCTTTACCATTCACCAATTCGATAAACTCCCGACCTCTAAAGTCTAGTAAGTTTCTGTTTAAATTTACTTTCATTTCTATTTTATGTATTAGTCATTTCTACCACCATACCTTTTACTATATGTATCTTTTGCTTATAAATCTTTCCAGGAGAATCCAGATTAGTAATCCATACATCGGATAAAACATTCATTACAGCACCGTTCCCGTTCCGTGGAAAGAATCCATTTGCAGAGACATCTCCTAGTACGCTTACATTTCCGTCGAAGAATCCCGCATAGATATAATCGCTTGGATACTTAGGATTATCAGAATGGGAAGAGCCATATATAGCCGCACTTCCCCCAAAAGATGCGCCAATAGCAGCTACTCCAAAATTTCCGTCTGTAGCAGCATTAAAGGTCACATTTACAACACCTTCCTTAGCCCTGCCAGAGCCAAGTTTTAAACTGCGCGAAGTCCCTCCGAAATAACTAGAGCGTGTCCAGATAAGACGCCCCTCCTCAAGAGTAAAACCACCAATAAATCCAGAATCAGCATCAATCCTGCGAACCTTTATCAAATCGGTATTCAGATACCCTCCTACGATTATAGTACTTCCAAGTTGTGCTGCTTCTACAGCATCTTTGAATGCTAATCCACCCAAACCGGAACGATCTACTTTTGAATTGATTACTGTCTGCAGATTACTATGAAGTGCTGTGAAGGTAACAGCTCCTTCTAAATTAATTTTAGACGAATGAATCGTCGTCTCACCTGCTGCTTGGTTAATATAAGATATAAGCGTATTGCCGTTTTCCAGCTCTTTAGAAGCATATATCTTATTGCCGTTGGAAGTCGTTATCCACCCGGCAGTATCTATCCGTTGTGTCAGGCTGTCAACTCGAGCCACTTGTGCGGAGATTTGAGTATTGAGTACTTTCAGATCGGCAGTACACTCATCGGAATAACTTTTCAGTTTGTCGTGAATAGCTTTGTTTGCTTCTTCAACAGCTGTATTAAAACTAGCTAAAGCAGAGTTGAATAGAGTAAACTTATCATCGACGTTTTTCTTTTCTTCTACAGTCGTTTGTCCGTCTGCAATAGCTGTATTGATTGCAGCCATAAGATTATCAATAGCACCGGATAAAGATACCTTGGCATTAAGTAAGGCTGTTTTTGCAGATCCTTCCAAATAGGTGTTTACATATAGTTTATTATATGTAGCTTCAACGGCAGATTTCGTATTTTTGACTGTATTCAGATATTTTTCAATGGCTTTCGCTTCCGCCTCGTTTATAATGCCGTCGGCAAAAGCACTGTTTACATAGTCATGAAGGCCCTCTATTGAATCGGCTGCATCTTGTGCAGCCTTGGCTGCATTAGCAGCGTCTTCTAAAGCTTGCACAGCCTGTCTTAAAGCTTCATCTGAATAGTCCTTCAATTTATCCTGTATAGCTTTATTGGCGGCTTCAACAGCAGTATTAAAATCAGCATAGGCAGAATTAAAAAAAGTGAATTTACTATCCACGTCTTTCTTTTCTTCCGTTGTCGTGAATCCATCGGAAATTGCGGTATTGATAGCATTAATCAGACTTTCAATACTTCCCATTAAACTAACCTTAGCATTAAGCAAGCCAACTTTTGCGGGGCCGGATAAATAAACATTCGTGTAGAGCTTATTGTAAGTTGCTTCGATAGCTTGTTTAGTGTTGTTGATAGTATTGATATATTTTTCAATAGCTTTTGCCTCTGCTTCGTCAATAAGGCCATCAGCGAAGGCTCCATCTACATAGTTATGCAATCCTTCGACAGAATCAGCAACGTCCTTGGCCGCTTTAGCTGCGTCCTTTATTTCCTGATGAGCAGCTTCCCATTCAGACAGATTCTCCAATCCGGAGGAACCGGCTTTAATTTGAATATTTCCGCCTATTTCCCCTTTTACCAAATCGAAGTACGTCTTTCCGTCTGGTGATATGATTCGTTCTGTTGTTACTCGTCCCGGTAAGATTTCCGTGAATCCGTACAACTCAACGAAGCTGCGTTCACCTTCATACTCACTGTTTAGGATACCGGTTAGTAAGTGATAATATCCTGCTATCTGTTCCATTTTGATAGCCGTCTCGCTTAGAAGGAATGTTCCGGTCTGATTCTCTTTGCTAACTTTGGCATACAGATAATATTTCTTTGCCGGATCAATAAGTGCCGGGGAACTGTATTCAACCATATCCCAAAATTTGTATTCATCCGCTTTGTGTTCAGACGACACTGTTTTTATTCCTAACGTCATGTGTTGGATAATACCAGCAGGCGAGTGTAGAACTTTTGTGTTGATATTGTAAGTGATGTTATGCGATACTTGTACTGGGACTGCTTTGGATCTGACAAAGCGGAACTGCAAACTTTCATCACCTACGAGTAACTGCATAGTGTGAACAGCTACCGGATCTATGGAAGATGAGAAGTTTAAGAAAGCATCTTCAAGCATAGACATTGTTTCCTTTGCGTCGCGGAACCGTCTTTTAGTAAACTGTAAGGCATCCTTATGCTTAACGTCTACCTCTACTTCATTCGTCTCAATCTTTTCCAGTTCGCTTGTAACAGACGTGCCGACCGGCTCGTTTGACAACTCAATCTCCGGATAATACGGATTGTTGACATAGCGTTTAATTCCGATCATACGGATAAGAGAACCTTTCGGATGAAACTGTGTATCAGAGAAGTTCACATATCCACCCAGTACAATCTTTCCACCTATTTGTAACCAACGTTTTTTCGCCCAAATTCCATCCAAAGTTCCGGTGAAAGTGAATTGTTTGTCTTCATGTTCATACAGGTATTTTGCAGCTTCTTTGAAAGCTTCCCAGCTCGCACCTGTTTGTGTGCTGTCATTACAGATATAAGCCTTCGGCAATTGTATTCCGAACACTGCGTATGTATCACCAGCTTTCGGTCGCCAGACTTCCGGCTCCGGCATAGTAATACCGTCAATTTCCTGCGGAACAATTTCGAAGCGGCGTGCTGCTTTCTGATCTTTCGCTTCATGGATATACTTCACCTCAAACTCCTTGCCTGTAAGCATACCGGTTTGGAAGACAATTGTCATATTCTCACCTGCTATCAGGCAATCTTCGAAGTTTAAATCTTCAGGTATGTCTTTGTCTATAAAGTCAAAGAAGTTCTTATCCTTATTCACTTCAATCACAGAACTAACAGTACCGACACGGGAAGGATAAATAGCCGTGCAGTCCAAGCTATCTTCTTTGGCGGTAGTCAGTTCCTTGTCAGCACGCATAACACAAGTCCCGTCCGCGTCTGTTTTATACGTCCGTCCTTCGTAAACAAGGGTCTTAGATTTTGGAAGCAACAGATTCTTAGCTCCGTATGTCGAGTAATCAATATTGCGATCAGAGGTTTCCACGAAGATGATTTCGGGTGGAATATCCCCGGATTCGCGACCAACACCGACCTTAAAGCCATGGCCTTTACCATACGACAGTTTCAAAGGATTCTCCTTGTTATACTCAACTTTACGCAGGTGAACTGTCTTTATATTGTTCTCTTCGGTAATCTGCCATTCTGTTTCATACGTATCTGCTAGCTGATTAAGAGCATCAAGGATATAGGTATGATTATAGTTGATTACTTTCTCAGTTCCCTCGATACAACCACCGACTTTCCACCCGGTATCCCGGCGGTTCAGGTTCTCAACGAGTAGACGTAGGTGTTCATGTGCCTTGGCCGTATATGAGAACTTAATGTTTCTGTCAACGGTATGGAGTACTTTCCACAACATTGTATCAGCCTTAGCAGTCTCAAGGACAAGTATATATTCATAGTTACGTTCACCGTTTTTCTTGAAATTGCTATCTTTCTTCAAAGAATAACGCTTTCCGTAGAAGTCACACCAAGAGCCGACCGGTATTTCCAAGTATCCCGGATGAGAAAAATACAAAGTGAGTGTATCTTCTCCCATGATAGCTTCATAAGAGTAACTTTCATCCCATACTTCGATTTTTATTTCCTTATCACCATTATATAAAGTTACCATATCTCCTGATTTGAATTATATCATAAAATATAAATGCTTGGATGAAATCACCGGAATCATCTGTTATTGTAAAGGTAAGGAGCTGGGGAATAAATTCAGAGAATAACAGAGCTGAATATACGACATTAAAACTATTGTCGTGAATAAGAGAAATTTAGTGCTAAAACAGTAATTGTTTCACTCATTGTTTGAGCTGTTTTTACTTTAGTTCTCTCGGGACTAAAGCAATCCAATTGACATCACAGACCTTATGGAAAGAGTCAACAAGAGATGGATATGTAAAGTATAGTAATGGTTTGCTTATCCAATGGGGAAACTTAGCTTCTTCATATAGAAATAAAACGATCTATTTACCTATCTCTTTTTTAGACTCTAATTATATTGCAATAGTCGGAGTTAACGATAGTACAGTAGATAGTATATCAGTAGTATCATGTAAGATTAAGAAACAAAATATATCTTCATTTGTCTTAGTTCCGGTTGCGACATGGGGTGCTGACAACTATGTTTATGCTACTGAAGGCATGAATTGGTTTGCTATTGGACGTTGGAAATAAATAAAATAATCATTATGAAGTATTGGAAACAAGGATTCTACGACGAACCCCAGGAAGGTTCGATAGAAATTACAGAAGGGTATTATCAGAAATTGTTAGCAGGACAGTCGGCCGGACTAGAGATATTAGAAAGCAAGAAAGGGTATCCAATTTTGGTAGAACCTCAGTACTCACTTGAGGATGTAATAAAAAATAAAGTATCTGAAATACAAGTATTTGACAAATCAGAATGTGTCAACTCTTTTGAATTATCAGGTAGAAGTATGTGGCTAGACAAATCTACACGTGTTGGATTATTTAACTCAATTTCAATTGAGAAACAGATTGGTAAATCAGATACCGTATTGTGGTATGATGCAATAAAGTATATCATTCCCATTCCAGATGCTTTAGCAATGTTAAATGCTTTAGAGCTATATGCATTAAACTGCTACAATGTGACACAATCACACATCGCAGCAGTCAGGTTGTTACAGACTATTGAGGAAATCGAAAACTACGATTATACGATAGGTTATCCGGTAAAGTTGAGCTTTCTGGGATAACCAGTTTTGAAGTTGTATGCTTCAATTTCTTCTTTTGCTTCTAATTGATTGATAGCGTTGATATGCCTTTGTGTTGTGTCATAGCACGCAAGGGCATATAATTCTAGTTGTTGTAACATGTCAATAGCTCTTTCGATTGATAAGACAAACTTTGTATCACCAATCCAGATACTTGTTTTAGACCGACCAGATTCTCTTTCAATATTAATTGAGTTCATAAGCCCTACACGAGTACTCTTATTCAGCCAGCCAAATACTCCGTTTATATTGAACTGATTCACCGCTTCAGATGAATCGTGTAACCGTAATTCATCAAGCTTTTGCTCTCTGATTTCTTCGATAGTAGCCTCATGTACAACTAAGATCGGATATCCTTTTTTACTTTCAGCTATGAATAACCCTGCTGATTGCCCCACTAATAGCTGATTGTAATACTCCTCCGTTATTTCTATTGAACCTTCTATTGGTTCGTCGTAGAATCCTTGTTTCCAATACTTCATAATGATTATTTTATTTATTTCCAACGTCCAATAGCAAACCAATTAAAGCCACCCCAAAATGCACCGTTATTCGTATCTGTCGAATGGTACAAGCCGAACATTAAAAATGAAGATTTGTTTTGGGTCCAGACATCTCCTGTATAATTTGTCGTATCATCTACAGTTCTCTTCATTGTAACCAATACGGAATAATTAGTATCATAAAAGGATGTCGGCAGATATATTGTTTTATTCCGTCCTGATGAGCTGCTGTATCCCCATTGCATTAATAGTCCATTAGAATATTTTACATAGCCATTTTGTCCTAAATTATCATTAATGATTTGAATCGCCTTAGTTCCGAGAGTACTTAGTAAAGTTTTCTCCGTATCCGTCATAAATTTTCTCGTAGTACTTTCTTCAACCATTGATGCCGGATGAGAAACCGGATGAGAGTAATTATTAGCTCCTGCTGCTATTCCTGTAAGTTTCGTACGTTCTGCATCCGTCATAAAACGATGAGTCGAATCTTCTTCAACCTCCGATGCTGTATGTTTATGAGAACTTTCCGCATAACTACCCTTGGGCTGATAGACTGAATCGTGGTTGTGATTACCTGCTGCCTTACCATTCCAAGTAGACTTTTCTGAATCCGTGACAAATCGATGCGTACTATCTAGGGAAATATCTGTCGCCCCATGTGAATGCGACGAAGCGGCATAATTACCGACGGGCTGATAGACTCCCGTATGATTATGGTTGCCGGCCGCCTTACTATTCCATGTCGTTTTTTCCGAGTCAGTAACAAAACGATGAGTTGAGTCAGGAGTTATCTCGGTTGCTCCATGTGTATGTGAAGACGGGGCATAACTACCCGCAGGCTGATATACTCCCTCATGATTGTGATTAGAAGGAGAAGCACCAACTTCGGAAGCTGTATAACTAGGTTTACTAACAGCCTTCGCCCATGCTGGCACATCACTAGCGGGCATAGAGGCAGGAAAATCACTTATCTCAGACTTCTTATGCGTATGTGCTTTCGGTGTACGGGCATCAGTCAACCGTGAATCGTTACCCTCACATACGGTTTCTTTAGCCGTTCCAAAATTCTTGTTGAAAGCAGAGTTCTTGGTAAATGCAGGTTCGTAAGTTCCCGCATGATTGTGACTTGACGGAGAAGCTCCGACTTCGCTCGCTGTATAGGTTGGCTTACTAACAGCTTTCGCCCATGCAGGTACATCACTAGCCGGCATAGAGGTTGGGAAGTCGCTAATATCCGCTTTCTTATGTGTGTGCGCTTTCGGTACACGAGCATCACTTAGACGTGAATCGTTACCTTCACAAACAGTTCCGACAGAAGTACCGAAATTCTTATTGAAGGCAGTGAGTTTATTGATAATCTTCTCATATACTGTATCGTGATTATGAGAGTCCAAAATGGCCTTCAACGCTTTTCCCTGTTCAGCGGAAAGGACCTTACCGGTTCCACCACTTGTCAGATTGTTGACAATATCGGAAATATTGAGTTTCTTCCCTAACTCTGTTGCCATAGTGGCCGCAAAATTCGGATCATTGTTAAGAGCGTTAGCCAATTCAATAAGCGTATCGAGGGCGTCTGGTGCTCCGGCTACAAGTGCATCGACCGCAGCCTTCACCTTTGCGTCAACTCCCGATACAGCATTGTTAGCAGCCAATGCAGCAGCATTTGCCTCATCAGTAGCCTTTTGGGCTAGACCTGTTTGTGCTACAGATGCATCCTTGGCCGCATTCGCATCGTCAGTAGCCTTCTTAGCAAGAACTGTTTGTGCCTCTGATGCTGTTTTGGCTGCATTAGCATTATTCGCCGCAGTAGTTGCAGCATCTTTAGCAGCATTAACACTACCAGCTGCAGTATTAGCCGCATCCGTAGCTTTCTTAGCAAGAGCCGTCTGCTCAACAGATGCGTTCTTAGCTGCATTTGCATCGTCAGTTGCTTTCTTAACGGCTGCAAGCTCTGCACCGGCTTCTTCCGTAGCAGTTGTCATTTCCTGCACAATACCGGCATACTCTGACTTACGTTTAGATTCAGCTTCTACACGTTCCGTTTCGGCATTTACACGCTTAGCCTCATTTGATGAACGGGCACCTTCCGCAGTTTTGCGAGCATCCTCATTCTGCTTTCTCTTGTCTTCTTCTGATGCCCGGGAAGTTTCAGCCATAGAGCGGGAAGTTTCAGCAGCCTTTCTCTTGTTTTCCTCGGATACCCGACCTGTCTCGGCAGATTTACGAGCAGTTTCGGCAGATACTCGTTCGGATTCAACGGCAACACGGTTAGATTCGGCAGCCACACGTGAGCTTTCATTTGTTCCTCTTGTCGCTTCATCCGCCTTTCTCTTATCCTCGGCAGAAACACGGGTGGATTCAGCAGTAGAACGTGTCGTTTCAGAAGTTTTTCGTTTATCTTCTTCCTTCACACGTTCCGATTCAGCAGAAGAACGCCCACTTTCGGCTGTTTTGCGAGTTTCTTCATTGCTTTTGCGTGTTTGTTCGTCAGAGACACGTTTTGATTCAGCATCAGTACGTCCGTTTTCAGCCGTCACCCGTTTGCCTTCTGCTATAACGCGAGATTCTTCGGTAGATTTACGTGCGTTCTCATTTTGAACTCTTATATTCTCGGCAGAGGAACGACCGGTTTCAGCCATAGAGCGGGAAGTTTCAGCAGTCTTTCTCTTGTTCTCCTCTGTTACCTGACCTGTCTCGGCAGATTTACGGGCAGTTTCGGCAGATACTCGTTCGGATTCTGCCGCCCCCCTCCCCGTTTCAGCAGTCTTTCTTACCTGTTCGTTAGATTCACGTGTACCTTCAGTGGTGACACGTTTCTTTTCTGCATTATCCCGTGTAGTTTCAGCAGTAGAACGTCCAGTTTCTGCAATCTTACGTACATTCTCATTAGTAACGCGTACTGATTCAGCAGCTTCCCGGGCTTGTTCTTCGTGGGAACGATTCGTCTCGGCTGTCTGCCTGGATTGTTCGGAAGCATTACGACGGGATTCAGCAGTTTCACGGGTTGATTCATTACCTTCAACAGTAGCCTCTAATTGACGCATATCGCTAGTTGCAGACTTGGCATCATCCGTAGCCTTGAGCATATTATCCAAGGCTGTCTGAACCTTCTCTAAACCGAATTTAAGGCTTGTCCTAACACCGTTGATTATTCGGTAGCCGATAGTGTAGAAGCCTTTCATGTCGCTGGCTTCGTTCAACTCTGATATTCTTTTCTTTTTTAATGGCATAATACATCAATTTAAGTCAATATAAAACTCTCCGTCCTCTGTCATGATAAACTCACCAGCTTCGGAGGCAAGCAAGAACTCCGTTTCTCCGATCCGGAAGCTGGTAAATACAAGCTTTAAAGTGAACTCCCACCAGATGCCATTATTTAGCATGAAATCATTGGTCTGGCAACTCTTATAATAGCAGGGATAGCTTTCACTCCACTCGTCACAATAAAATATACGTTCCGCATCGGAATACTCATATCCTTCATCATCAGTCTTGACTGACAGCTTAGTGAGATCATGCAGAAGGGTATCATGGTTCCGCCAAAATCCTTCAATCGTCCCGGTCCGCATCAGGCATTTGAGAGATACTTCTTTGGTTTGGAATTTCACAACTTCACCGTCATAGGTTGCTCCGTCCTGACGTTTGAAACTCTGTAATAGGTTTTTCTTTACTGCCGGAGTTTTCAATATCTCGGCATTACTACCTTGAAGAACTACCACGCCATAATCAGACAAATCCTTATTATCTATCTCATACCCCTTTGGCATAGGAATATAGTTAGCAGGTTCCCGGTAGACGTAATCAGCCGGACGGGGGAAATCATTGGTAAAAGAAAACTTAGCAACCTCATGACCTGTATTGATAACATAGCTATTTTGAGAAGATAGTCGTAAGGTATATGTTCTGTCAATCAATGGAAAACGGAACTCATGATAACTTAAGTCCGAGAGCTTATCAATAAGTCCGCCAATGCCTAGACTACCTATATATGCAAACTCAATGCTTACTTCAGTCGTATCCAGTGTAGGACTGGAAAGATCAAATTCCTGTCCGTCCTCTTCCGGCCAATCATTTTTATCAGGTTCCTTCATGGCAGGAAATGCTACAAGATTATTATAGCTTCCTTTTGCAATGCATACACCTAGACTGATATATGCATCTATTCCGTCTATGTAGAATTGTCCTGTCATCGCTTTAACGTTATGCCTTTAGTGTTTAATGTATCAATACCCAGCCTTATGGACTCGATAGCCTTCTCAATTGTTTCAAGACGTGCTGTATGGCTGCTAATGTCTGATAAATAAGTAATAACAAGGTTGCTATGCTTCATTATTTCCCCTATGTTTTTATCCAGATTAGAGAGATACGCAAGTTTTTCTACAATCTTATCTGTGCCTGATTGTATAAGCTTCACCCCTTCATTGATTGAATATGTATGAGAAATCATAACAGCAAAACTACCGTCTAGCTTATCGGCGGAATCCTGGGACATGGAAGCGAAGCCCTTTTTTGATGCTTCACGTTCATTATCATCTTTTCCCCAATCATACATTTCTGACATTGCATCTCGCTTTGCTTTCATTTCATCAGCTATTCGTTGACCTTCGGCCTTTAAATCGTTATATTCATCCTCGGTTACCCCATCATCCATTGCATTATATAACTTCTCTCTCCATGCTGTTAACCGATCCATATAATCCTCTTTCAGCATGGAATTTAGAATGGCATTTCTCATATATTCCTCGAAGTTATCAGCAAAATCAGCACTATCGGAATCCATATCAAAAAGTAAATCTTGAAAGTCCGAGCGAAGGCTGTCTATATCTATGAGCGTGGCATCAGTTATTCTTTGCTCCATAACCTCCGCAACTTTTTCGACACCATTTGCTATTTGGTCTGCGTATTTTTGAGTATCTGAATCAAGCTGCGACCAGAATATACCGGCATCTTCTTGTAGCTTAGCAAGCTGTTCATCTGTCAAATCAAACAGACCGGTCATACGGCCACCCATTTTCTTTTTAAACTCATCAACAGTTATTCCTAACGTATCTGCCGCCTGTTTCCACCCCTCCCAAGACATATCATCAACTTCATCATATCCTTTCGAGTGAGATTTTCTTGATGCACCGGAATTTAGATACTGCTGCCCCAAAACTCGCGCATTTGCACTTTGTTCTCTTACTGTATCAATAGCCTTTTGATATGCAGCATTGGCATTATCACCAGTTAGAGCTTCTGCTAATTCCAGTTGCTTCTCTATCACTCTATCAAGAATACTAATATAGGACTCATATGCTTCTTTAGCCTTCTCGTACTTCTCTGTTGTATCATCCTTTCCGAACAAATCGACGATTTTCATCGCTACTTGCATAGCTGCACTGATAATAGCAAGAATAACAGACGCTTTCTCAACCGTACTAATAGCATTCGCCGATGTATCTGCTGCCGCTTCAACGCCAGACATAGCAGTCATTGCAAATGCTCCAATATTACCAATCAGGGAAATAATCTCACCAGCAGGTCCGCCAATTGTTTTCCCAAGCTCATCTATTGTGTCTGCCAGTTCAGAAATTTGTGTTCTGACTTCCTTCTCTGCCTTTTTAACCTGATTATCTTTCTTTACGACCTTATCTTTAGCCGTATTGTATTTTTCAGTTTTCTTCTGAACCTGTTCCAAGGCTTGCGCTTCGGATAAATAAGCCTTAGTAGATTCTATTTTGCCTGTTTTTTGATTGAATTTAGAGGATTTGACACCGTTTTCAATCTTAGCGCCACCTTTGATTGCTTCCGCCATTTGTTTTGTATTTTCGTGCTCTCTTTGTGCGTTAGCTAACTCTTCTTCTGCTTCTGCTAACTCTTTCTTCTTGTCTGATAATGATTGAAACGGATTACGGGAATCCAATTCATCCATAATCGACTGAATGGTGCTTGTATATTCACGAAGCTGGTCAGGAGAAAGAACCTGTGCTGCTGTCTGTTTTGCATTCTCTAATTGAGTTAACAGAGAATTCAATGTTTCAGAAGACGTTTCTTTTAGATTCTCAAATGCGCGAACGTATTCAGGAGATTCTTTCAACTTATCATAGTCAAGCCCCATTAGCTCCATTCCTTTGTTTTTCGTCGCTTGGGCAATAGAGCGGTCAATCTGCTCTACCTGTTCTGTATCTCCATTCTTTACCGCCTGTTGGCGTTGTTCTTGTAGAGTAGCAATATCTTCATTAAACTTTCGTTCAATCGCAAGACGTTGGTCTGTATAGTCTTGATATTGACTCAGTAAATCAGAAAAATCGTCTCCGCGATTGTATTTCACATTCTTAGCTTCTGTTGCTTTCTTAGCATCACTATCAATTTTATCAAACTGCTTCTTTACCGGTTCAGACTTGATGAAAACATCGGCGTTGAATGTCCTCTTTTTATTTGTAGGATTAGCATCAAATGCAGAACGGGCATCCTGAATCACTTTTAACTTCTTGTCCTCAGCTTCACGCTCGATAGCCTGTAATTCTAGCCGGTGATTGAGTTCCCTTTGCTTGAGGACTTTTTCGCTACTCTCTTTAAGCTTGTTGATTTCAAGCTGTTCGAGTTCATTTGCAGAGTCCTCTTGCATACGCTGCTGTTCTCTATTCTGCTTATCTAGCAGGAGTTTATACTTCTTCTGTTCTTCACGCAACTTCTTACCTTTATCGTCCCGCTTGGAAGACGAATCATAGACTTCCAACTCTTTTTCGGCTTCTTTCAACTTCTTGGCGTTTTCTTTATAAGACTTTACCACAGCAGAATCTATTCCTTTGAAGTTCCCTGCGTCCATCAACTTCTTTTGAGACGAAGCGATTGAGTCTAATGCTTTCGTCGCATCATCCTTTTGCTTGGTCCAATAAGCTTTATCCGTTTTAGTCTCTACTTTTTTGCTAACCCCACTACCTTGTAAAGCTTTCAACTCCTTTTCTTTTTTAGAGAGTTGATGTTGTTTTGCATCAAGTAACCAAGCGTTTGGAGACCAACCATTATTTTCTTCTTGTTCTTTCTCTACGAGTGATTTTAACTCTGTAATCTCAGACTTTAATGTATCAATATTGCTTCGAAGAGAAACTATTTTTAATTCTTTTGGTTTTGCTTTCTCTTTTGCTTCTTTTTGAATATTAAGAATATCATCAACTCGTTTTTGAGCAACTTTCAGTTCCTCTTCTGCTATTTTTTTCTCTTCTTGAATCTTTTGAATAACAGCCGCTTTTTGAGCACTAGGAGATTCAGCCTGTTCTTTTGTAGCTTTATTAAGACGTGAATTAATTGAATTAAGTTCATTTTGAGCTAATACGAGATTAGTCTTTGCCCCTATTCTTTCTCTTCTATTTATTTCATCATTAATTTGTTTGTTCAAAGAAAGATGATCCATGAGTTTCAATGTCTCAATATCCATATTAGAGAAAACAGTTGGCATTAAAGCTTGAAGTTGCTTATATGCTTTAACTTTATCATATTGTGTTGAATTTTCATCTTGTATAACAGAAACAAGGCTATTGGTTTTACTCTTCAATTCGTCTAATTGTCGAGTCTGCTCCTCAATAAGTTTATTATATCTCTTTTGTACCCTTTCTGCTTCTGTTTCTGCGGTAACAACTTTATAAATTGCATATCCAAGTCCAGCAAATGCAGCAGCAGCTAATACATAAGGATTAGTTAGCATTGCTGCAGCATTCTTTAATTGAGCGATAGTTTGAGCTTTTAGAGCCTTTGTTAACAGGACGCGAGTAGACATATTTTTCACTATAGCACCAGTTTCGGCATCATAAAAACCTTGCGAAAGTACTAATTTCCCTATTTCGATTGTGCGCTGTTTATTAACAATAGCCGTAACTGTTGCATATACTTGTTTAGCAGTACTTACAGCCAAAATACTTCCTTTATATCCAGCAAGAGCCGTCGTAACGACAACGATTAAAGCTCCTATATTTTTTAATGCTTCTTGAGCGCTTCCATCGGCAAAGGCTTCATTCATTGATTGTGCTGCACTGGATATCTCTTTCAAAATCTCCTGTCCTAACGGGCGGAGAGCCGCCGTTATATTATTGCCAAGTAGTTTCATCTGATTCTCGGCAGATGAAGCCATTTCTTTGAAAGCAGCTTCTGCAGCACCTGTTGCGTTTTGCATTTCTTCCAAATGCCCGGCAGCTTCTTTGACATTTATACCTGTTAATCCGAGAACCGCATTAACAGCCTCAACTTCCGGTACTAACTCACGCAGTTTTGATTCCGAACCGCCGGCTTGTCTAGCAACCTCTGCTAGTGCTTCCTGATAGGTTCTGTTATCAAATGCACCATCACCAAGCACCTTAGATACTGCAATAATGGAAGCGCGTATCTGTGTCATGGCTTGTGCTGTTGGTGTACCTTGTTTAGTAAGTGTAGCAACAGCAGCTAACACTTGGTCTATTTCTACGCCATAGGCAGCAGCAATAGGCGCCACCTGTGCAATACTCTTACCTAATTCGCCAAATGATGTCTTACCTAGTTTGACAGTTGTAAATAACTGGTCTGATATTTTTTCTGCTTCTGAAACATCGAGTTTATAGGCATTTAGAAGAGTCGTAATTCCGTCGGCCGCTGTTGCCGTATCAGTAACACCACCGATAGCAGCCTTTGCGGACACTTCTAAAACTTTCATTCCGTTGGCCCCATCATGGCCGGCAGATACAATCTGATACAATGCTTTAGCCGCATCATTCGCAAGTACTGGAATCTCTCGGGTTATCTCTATAACCTGATTCATGTAGTCTGTCAAACTACCCTTTATCCCACTTGAAAGGGTAGCAACTTCTTTCATACTTTGCTGAAACTGCTTCTCGAATTCATACGCACCTTTGGCTGCTTGTGCAAAAGCAATGCCCGCACTTATGCCAATTCCTCCGAAAACATCAAAAGCGGTAATTTCACCGGCCATCGCCTTTATAATACCCATAGCTTCATTGCGTCCGGAATATAACCCTGAGTTATCTATTCCTGTCGCGAAATACAACGCTCCATCTTTGTTCTGAATACCCATATAGCATTTATTCTTAAAATATAAAGAGGAGTCAAAATTTGGCTATATCGAGAAGAATAAGCATCTTTGCAGTGTTCTAAGACCAAGGAACAATTTTTGATAAATGCTTTGGGGAGTTGATAAGCCTAGAAATACAATATAAGGCTATCAATTCCCTTTGCTACATAGTCCCAAAGCATTTGAAAGATTATGTTCCTTGGTCGGAATAAAGGGAAAAGATAGCCTTTTCTATAATATATAAATCACTATTCATTAGCGCCATGACCAAGGAAAATGAAGACGTATCCGTAGCGAATAAAAGTAGCTACACGATAGAGGAAATCAATGCTGCCTACGAAAAGGGCAAGAATGAAGGAAGAATTGAAGGAATGCTCGCCTACCAAAAGAGATTGATTGATAATCTAAAACGAGATAATGTATCTCTCAATCAGAAGCTCCAAGATATTAAAAAATAATCCCCCATATCTTCACAGATACAAGGGACTAGAAAACACACTCTAAACCAATTTAATAAAAAAACAGTTAACCTAATATATAAACACAACAGCAAATTACCTTATCCTCTGACTTTTCCGCCAATATCATTGTATTTCTTCATCCGAATCTTTTCGTCCGGATTATCAAAATTGGGGAGTTCTACCCATTCGTAGTCCTTTCCTTCGACTTCTCCATCTTTATCAGCCGTCTTATTACGTTCTCTCATTACAAAGGAATACTCCTGAAGCAATATCTCTATCAATCCGTAGCTACTATCCAACGTCTCATTAAAAGTCAATCCTAGGGCTTCTTTTGCAATAACTAAGAATCGGCTTTGGTTGTATCCTTCCAGCTTTGCAGATTCTTCTGAGCGGCTATTATCTCCGTCTCTCGTAGCGGGCTCACGTTCCGAAGCATCGTGATAGAGGTGCAAAAAGGGTGATACCCTATGCGATATATGATTGCGTTGAATAATATCCTTATATCTTCCCATGTAGAATTGTCTGCAAGAACCTGTTTGAACCATTCCGGTGGATTGTTGGGCTTATTGTGAATCCCCAGGCAGACGACATCAAGAAGTAATTCTCCGTACTTGTTCATTAACTCCGGAAAGTCTTCCGGCAGTTCCCCCTCTTTTACAATCATCCTATCGATATCTTCCTTTTCAATTTCAAGGAGAAGCGGGCGAATTTTAAACCATGTCCTAACAGTGATAGGCTTTATTACAATACAGTCGCCGGGGTTCTTCCCTTCAGGAATAGAATCTCGGTTAGTAAATTCAAATGGAATCTTGACAGGCTGGCCCGTTACAGATTCCGATTCTTGCTGAAATAAGTTTTTTATACTCATAATTTCCTCAAGGAGCCTAGCCCGTTGTACTTCCAGGCAATATTTCCGGTTATTCGCGACTAACCCTCAATACTTTCGGCTCCATCCTTCAAATTGTTTGTTCCTGTAGGTGGATTCGAACCACCGGTCTCTACTAACAATGTAGTGCTTTAACCGACTTAGCTATACAGGAAGCCTTTTTACTCTTCAGCTCCGCCATCGACAACTGCTACGACTTCACGCATGAAGGCTGTCTGTTTCTTCCCGGCTGCCGTGATGGCCGCTTGCACATATACGCGTACAAGCAATAACTCTGCCTGTTCAGAACTAGGAGCCTGTGAAATCTTGGACGTAACCTTTCCATTAACAATGGTATAGATTACTTTTTTACCGGCTTTAGGCACCGTTTCACACTGGAATGTCTTCGATATAGAAGGGACATTGATTGGCTTCTTCCAGATGTTTTTACCGCCGGTTACGTCAATCTCACCACCCGCCAACTCTTTGAGTACTTCGTTAGAAGGGGTAGGAATAGAGAACTCAATATAATCTGTTGTATCTTTTACGAATTCAACAAACAAAGGTTCATCGCTCCCTTCCGTTTCAACCTTTATCTCCTTTGGGTCTGCAAAGTTGAATGCAACACTTCCTTTTGTCGGAAGAGGGAATTCTTTGAGGTCCGCCCCAGGAACACCGTCACCGACTGTTCCGAATTTAATACTGCCTACGCCCATAGCGATAGGTCTTACTTCTCCTGCCATAATTATTGTTCTATTAAAATTTCTAATCTAATATTTGTACAAGCAAAGCCCTCTTTCAAGTCCGGCATTGGAACACTCCAGAGAACTGTCACTTCTTTACATGTACCGTCATTGCTATTGATTGAATCAAGCGATTTCCTTACCTTACGCCTAAGTTCCTTCATGCGCTGACGTCGGGGCATGCCGTTTTCATTCAAAGGGACAAAGATATTGACGTTAACAGGCACTTTATTAATGAAGTCGAGCTCATTCAATTGCAGGTGATTGATAACGATATGCTCATTAGTAACACCCGCTTCTGATGCATCCTTGTAAATCACAATATCGGTACCCGCAGCGGCCACAGCATCATAAACTATATCTACAGCGTCGAATTCATCCATAATCAAATCTTGCTAAAAATTGACTTCAATGTATCTCTTAGATACTTCTCACATTGCGTATTAGCTCCTGAAACGACCTCATACCCTTTAGCTTCCACGGCTGCCGCATACTCCATTCCTGCAACACCAACCAACACATAACCGCCAGTATGAGAAAGAGAGACTTCTTCTGCAAGCCTACGACCTTTGTACTTACCAGTTGTCTTGTCAGTCCCCTTGTCGCTCTCCTTAAAGTTTTCTGTAACCACTTCTCCGTCTTTGGCTATTATATATCCGATAGAGCTTCGAAGATTGCCCGTTTGGTCTTTATATGAACCACTCCGGCGGGCTACTTCTATAAACTTCTCACCACCTGCCTGCAGGAATACAAGCATCTTATCTTCCGCTTTTCTTTGAAAGTGATTGAGCCAACGTTCTAGTGACTGCTGGTCGAAAAGAGGTGTCATACCATTTCTCATACATTAATTATTGAATGTGATTGATAAGGTTCCCAACAGATAACCGGTACATCAATACCCTTTGATTCGACTTTCAAACGCAAAAATTTACTACCGGCCGGTGGCTGCATTTTGGTATAGAAATAGCCATGTACTTGCGCTTCATCACCAGCCGAATTACGCTTGAGAACGATTCTTCCATCGCTTACCGAGTCATAACGTCCGGAGACAGATATTTCAACCGGTATTCCCGGAACCCATTCACCGTCAACAAGCCGCCCTTTAGCAGACATAGTTACTATCGCTGTATGTGGATACCGTTTTACCATCTGTTCCCTGCCCTTCCCTTGATAATGATTCGTTTCCCAAGCTTACCAGCCTTCTCCGGCTCCCCATTCTCTATATACAACTGCTTTGCAGTCTGGATATAGAAAGAACGGGGATGAGTAACAGAAAGCTTATTCTCACTGAAATCCTGTGAGTTTACCATCATGGCATACGTATCAGCAACGCAAAGACCGACTTGCTTCATGTTTTCAGCAGTACATTCCGCTTCGGGATTAATACCGCGCTTTACAAAGACTACCTTTTTCAAAAAGCCTTCCATATCCTCAATAGAGGGATATTCCAGTATTGTTTCTCTGATTGTTGCCATAATAGATTGATTAATAACCCTCTTCGTCTGTTTTTTCAGTATCTTCGCCTTCCGTCCATGACTGGCCATCAGTTTTCATGATGTACATTGCATCAGGGTCATTGATTACCGGAATAGCGTTAGCTTCCGCTTTAGTCCACTCTTTGAACGGTTCCAGCTCAGACCACTTGCTGATAAAAACAAAGTCTTTTTTCAACGTGGAAGCTTTCTTCTTGTATTCAACAGAATGCTCTGCTGCAATAGGGCCATGCTGAATGTCACCACACTGCAAATCTTCCAAGAAGCAGATATTAGCAGCTTCCCATGGATTAATCGTAGTACGTTGATGAGCAGCATTCTCAATACGAACAGACGGACTTACAAGAACAATCTGGACACCTTCCGTATTCTCTTGGGCGGCAAGATACTCATTGATAACTTTCTTGGAGATAGTCAGCTTTTCTTTCTGATTAATCCAGCCCCTAACCTTTTCGATAACAGCCTTCTGCTTCTTCAATAGAGCAAATCTATCTTTGCGCATTACTACGTATTTGATAGTGACACCCTCGGCAGAAGCGGTAACTACGGTATCCTCAATATCCTGCAAGCCGTCGGCCGTTGTAGACTTAGACCAATCCACAGCAGCAACCTTCTTGTTTTCATTAGGCATACCACAGCCCACAAATTCTTCAGTAACAATACCATTGTTATTGTTTGAATTGAGGACGAATCCACCTTTAGACATCAACTGCATACACCACCATTCGAAACGACCACGAACAGCGTTATATACGAAGTCCTGGTCTTTGAACGCAAGGTCAAGAAGTGATTTCAAATCTGAATCGCCTTCACAATCACGGCTGAGTTGCTGGTATTCATTCCAATCACTTTCGTTCATACCGCGCTTTACAGCAGTCTTAGGAATATCACCTGACATCTTACCGATAACTTCACGTTTCTTTTGCGGTGCGGAAGAATCGAATGAAATAACGTCAGCGATAACCGGTGCACCTTTCTCACCTGTAAGAGTCTCCCATTTCAGAGAGTTCTTCTGCTTTACACCGAAGAAATTAGGGAAGAACACCGGCTTAACCTTACGCGAGTTAAGGCGGGCGCCCATATTCTTACGGTTCACTTGTTTAATTAAACTTCTTTCCATATATAGTTATGAATTAATGGATTACACAAAACGGATAAAGTGAAGCAACGCCTTCATCGCTTCGTCAATTGGATAAGGCATTACTGCCTCATTTACAGTACCGCGTACTAGGAGTCCGGATTGCTGGTTAGCAACTGTTACATCGACCTTGTTCATTGTGATAACTTCCGGTACATACTTGAACTTAGCGGCTTTTGCAGCAGCTTTAGCAGTTACAAGCACTAACACATCATCTACTTTCGCAGCCCCAATCGGACCGGCAAGAGTTATTGTGTCATAGGCCGGGGCGGTCTTGTCGATTGCGGAGATTACATCGGAAGCTCCAGTTAAAGCACCGCCGATTGTAACCGCTTCCCCAACTTTAAACACATGATTCTTTGCTACCTGAATAGCCACCGCATCGGCAGCAGCTACAGCCGTAACTCTTCCAGTCTTAACAATATGATAAAGACCGTTAGCGTCCTTACCCACCATAACAAGCGGAGGAAGTTCATCAATGATTCCCTTCAGTTCCGCACGAGCAATAGTTCCACCGCCCTGAATGTCCTCGATAATCTTTTCGATTCCGGGGGCATACTGAAATTCACTTTGCTTTTTTCTGAACATAGCTTTTAATTATTAATTATTATTCTTCAAGTCCAAGGCTGGCAGTCCCGTTATTAGCACCTTCCTCGTCCTCCATTAGTTCCAGCCATTCTTTCTCTGAACGTTCTTTGGGCTTGTAGGAATTAGGCTTGTAGCCACCGCCGGCGACCTCATCATCTATTACCGACTGCCTGATTTCAGCGTATTCTTCTTGCAACCCTTTAATCTGCTCTTCGATAGAATTTTCAGAATTGACATCAATACGATTGAACCATTTATCAGGAAGCTTCGCTTCTGCAAACAGTGTTTTGGCGGACGCCTGTTTTGTAGAAGTTGTTAGTGTTGAAGCGACAGTCGAAACAGATGCGGTCAACTCGGAAATTTGCTTCTGTTGAGCTTTCAACAACTTAACAACAGAAGCAGGCAAACCTTCGAAATCTTCGTCCTCGTCTTCGTCCTCATCATCTTCTTCGGATTTTGCCGTTTTCTTTGTCTTTTTAACCGGTTTGATAGGTTTACCGTCCTTCAGACCATTATTCTTCTCGTACTCAGCGATAGCATCCTTTCTCGCTCTTTCTACTGCTGATGTATCTTCAAGGTCAGGAAGAATATTGTCCTTGAACAAGGCGACATAAGTGTCGATATCTTCTTCCTTTTCGATTTTGAATAGTTTCTGCACCTTAGCAGCGTACTTTTCGTTTACACCTGCGGCTTTCAAGCCCTTTTTAATTGCATCAATGATTGTCATAACGATTTTCTATTAAAATATAAGCCAATATAATTTTTCCATAAAATACTCACTTCTGAGAATTTGTTTGTTATTAAAAAAAATCGTATATTTGTCTCGGTGTTCACCCGAAAGGGCTTACACCCCACCTCAGGCAGATTTGATCATATCAGGTCTGCCTGTTGTATTTTAAAGTCATTCTGTATGATCTCATCTCTATGATAAGTCTTATCTTTATTACCTCTTACAATTGTCACACTTTTTATTTTACTTCTTTTTACACGGCTGTGAATAGCTGTACTGAGTTCGTTCAATGAGATATCCGATTCTATCCACAATACCACGTTATCTGCTTGTCTTGCAGCAGAACGTAGCAGATTATCTATTGAGCTTTTTGTAGCCGTCATATTCATTTTATATTCTTGTGCCACATTTAATGTCTTATTGAATGAGTCCGCGGATTTTTTATTATCAGGGTTTGCTATCAAAGCAATCTCATACCCATATTTATTCGCTAAATAGGATGCCACTTTTAAATTTTCTTCCTTCTCATTTTTACCATGAAGTGAACTGATTCGAACATTCCCATTATTAGTAGGATAAATATCAAATGTCTCATTTTCTAAAAAGTTATCCTTATACCAGAAAGTGGATTGTAGCTCGTTTTTATTCTTGGCAACAAAATCCTTTGCCGCTTGGAGAATATCCGTAATAGTCTGACCTTGCGGAACCGTATCATTCAGCAAGAAATCAGCAAAATCTTCCGGCTCCATGGTGATAGGAGTGGCAAAGCAGATACAAAAAGGATGAAAGCCTGTAAACTTGAACGTTTTCGGATATCTGCCGACCATTGCATCACATATCCTACATGGGCCACGGTTATTGCTAGAACGATGTATTTCGATACCTAGTATAAAATCCTGTTTACTCCAACGTTCATAGTCTGCACTTCGATAAGCAATGTTCGTAGTTGTTGCAGATGTCCGGAGAGCATTTTTATATGCTGAACGATAAACCCCTTGCCCTGGGTGGTAATCTTTCATCGGTTGAGACAAAACTAATTCACCTTTCTCATTCCGGATCCTACGAAAGCGTTTTTGGGGATTTTGCAAAATTTGCCGTATATCACTACTGATTCCGTTTGCATTACGTCCGGCAACTACGCCACTATCAAGATAGAATTCGAGTTGCGATTTCGTTTGTTGCGTAATATTCCAAACTCTATCAGATAACTTGAATCCGTTAGCATCTATATCGTTCTTTAGAGCTTCAAATGCAGATAAGCTATGAGCGAACATACCATCTTTTGTTACACTGGAAATAGACATTCCCTTGATGAACTGGGAAATAAAATCATCATTCTTTCTTTCTGCTCGTTCCCAACCGTCCTTTTGAAATGCAGAGATATTAGCATATAGCATTGATTCAAGATTCAGCAGTTCCCGGTCAACTGCACTCTCTATTCCCTGATTACTTATCCATACATTGTTTTTCCCCGCATCAGACCATTTACGGAGATACGGGGAAACAGAAAGTATAAACTGATTAAAGATATTGGCTATTACGGCCTGCTGTGCAGCAATTTTCTGTATATGTTGTTTGTCGTAGAAAGAAAGTCCGGGCATAGATTATAAAGTTGCTCCAATAAATGAATTATTCTGTGCAGTCTCTTTTTCGTCTTGCTTCTTACGATTCAATTCTGTTTCCACATCGTCAGTGTATGGTGAATTCTTTATAATCGTTTCCTTGCTATTGAATTGAGAAGCAGTTTCAAGGTTCTTAAGTTCTTCAGCTAGATCTTGTGGGAGAATACTACCAAACTCAACCTCAATGTAGTTATCTTTTAATTGTGATGCATATTTAGTGTGCGTAATATTAGCCATTCCAGTCTGAACTATTGCCACTGTACGTTGAACTGCCGGGCCGAATATCTCCATTTGTTCAGATGCCTTAATCTCTGCATCAATCAACATAAAACGACGTGAGGTACCACTAAGGTTGCCAAGCCCCATTAGTTTACTCATAGATAAATCAGGACTTGAAGATCCGGAATGTATTGCATCATCTAACTGGTTAAGTTCAAGTGTTACGGATTCACAGGACTGTTGCCATGCTAAGTAATCTGCATCACCGTGATATGCATTACCGGTATCCGCATCTACTTCCATAGTAAAGTTTAACTCTTTGCCTACAGTTTCTTTGCTCGGAAGATTAGCCAAACCATAAGTTTTCAGTATCGGTTCTGAAAAGTAGTCATTAGTATCTGATAGGCGGGAAAGTCTCATTTCTTTCTTGTCTATCAAATTAGCGACATCTTCCCAATCCGGACAATCGACTTCGGCATATACTACCGGAATCTTGCCAAAACGATTCTTTATCTTTTTCACTTGCCAAACACCGTCCATAATACCGGAATAGATAACATCTTTCGTATAGACTTTCACGCATTCGCAAGTACGGCCATTGACTTCTGCATTGTACTTATAGATAAAGCCGTCCATATCGTCGTCTTCATCAAAGTGTGGATAAAATTCACATTCGACATTACTATCCTTGGGAGTAGATAAAATCTTAACCTTCAACTGGCTTTTTCCGTCATCTTTAGTGACAGGATAGAATACAATAGCTGCTTTAGTTTCAGACAATACTTTGCGAGCAAACTCTTTCAATACCGATTGCATCTTGAGCTTTCGCTTATAGACCTTCTTAAACTCATCAAATCCGTCATTCGAATCTTCTGCTGTGATAGTCATTTCACCGCCAAACAGAAAAGCAACAGATGTGCGGACGATCTTTTTAGGTAGGTTGGTTACGACCTTAGCTACATCGACAGTCTTGTCTTCTAGTCTCTTTGGCTTTTCGGCTCCTGTTTCGGGGTCAATTTCTACTTCTGTATCTGAATATACAGCAATCTTTTTAGACTCCCGATATCCAACAGACTCTTTACGACGGGTTCTATCTCCGTTGTATTCCTCCATATACTCACGAGGATTACGATTATCACGGGTATCAACGCATAAATCACCTACTATGCTACCGAAATCTTCATTTTTTAGAATATCCTTAATGTCTGGCATATATTTTCTCTTAAAATATATATAATTAAAAGGAATGTATTACATTTGCATATAAACTCTAAATTATAAGATGAATATGACAAAAAGTGAATATATACAATGTATTAGCGGTTGTGATAAAGCGATTAGTGCTATATCAAATACCTTACAAATCCAATTTCAATCTATAAAGTCTATTGATAAATCTGCATCTATAGACTCCGATTTCAATTTGAAATCCACATTACCAAATGACAATATCTTAAAAAAGACATATGAAAGTATATTAGTATCTCTTAATAACATAAAGTCACATAGGGAAACATATTTGGAATTGTTGAATAATTTGAATTAAAATTTATCCACGCCCCACCTTACGAGTAGATGTTTTGAACTTCAAGCCAAGCGATTCTGCAAATTCTGCAAGGATGGTCATTCCGTCTGGTGCATCGTCATGCGCGTTATCACCTTCACGTTTGTAATTGGTAAACGCTTTCATGAAACGACCGTAGTCTGATCCTTTGGAATATTCTGTTTCATCAAGAAAAGCACAATGCTTTTTTATCCAGCCAGCTTTCATTATGATACGTGTTTCCTTGTGCTGGGTTGTTGGCCGGGCTTGTATAACACACGATCTCTTTTTTGATGTAACAAGCTTACGCACATTGATAGCAAAGATACGACCACCATTATTTGACTCAATGCGTAGCTGGTCGCATTCGGTATCTATTACCATTTGTGCCAAGCGTGGTTCTGTGACTTCGACAGGATCTTTAGTGAAAAGAATATCGGTAATGAAGTATTTTGGACCAAACACCTTTGCGAATGGTGCGCAGAAATCATCATCTCCTTTATCGGCTGTATCACAAGCTCCAAGTGTCCCATCAGGTTTTTTCCCTGCAATATCGGCTAGTTTGAAGCGTATGAGAGACGATTTAGGGAATAGTAACCCTTTGGCTTCGAACGGCTCCTGCATATACTCGGCCATCCAAATACTTTCGTCTGTTTCAGAACGAAGTTCCCGGTAGTATTCCGTAGTATGTACATCGGCACAAAAGGTTTCATCGTTCTCATCAAGTGCCGCAATACGGATAATTTCATTATACTTACTGGCTTCTTCTATACGTCCGAGAACGTCATTGGAGGACCAGCGAGTACCAATGTCAATCATACAGCAGCTTCCTTCAATGCGGGAATCGTGTGTACCTTGTTTCCATGACCATACCTTTTCATTGTTATTATCCGATAATGCATCTTCCAGACTCTTGTACAAGTCATCCGTCATGGCGAGCATTGATGCACCAAATCCAATAATGGTACCACCAACACCACCACCGAAGTAGGATACTTGTCGTGCACCTTCCACACTCCAGCTCTTGACATTCTGCTTATCACCCTTTAAATGGATATCGGGAAATATTTCTTTAAAACGCCTAGATTTCACAACATCTCGAGTATCGTATGATAGTTTATTATAGAGAGTATCCGAACAACAGTTACGCATAACTGACTCTTCCGGAAAGTGTCCGTACATCCAGGCAATGAATAGAGAAGATATATAAGACTTTCCGGCACGTGGTGGCATACTGACAGCAAGACGGTAGATTATGCCGGCAGAATATGATTCATACACACGCATGAACGCTTCTGCGACCTTTTTTAGGAACAGACGTTTAGAGAAAAACTTCGGATCATAGTACAAACAAAACGCCCAAAAGTCTTTCTTTGCTATTCGTTTGCGGAGTATAGTAGCAGCTTTTGCTTTACGAATCAATATATGTCTTTTACTCTTCTTCTTTGCCATCAATTATAGCCTGTAGTTGTTCGTCACTCAATCCTTCCAATTCATCACCAAGGTTCACATTTGCATCAACTTCTTTTTTGTCTCTCCATTTCTCCGGCTGCCGGTTCTTCAGCCAGAATATAGCGGCTGTCGTATCAGGTGGGTAATGCTCAATATATTCTTTTGAGTCTGTTATTCTTCCTTCGGATGTTGCAAATTTTGTTGCCTTACAGGAATAACCGATAGCACGATTATAAAGACGGGATGCAACGTTCGCATCCGCAATATTCTTTCCCTTTTTTAGGGACTGAAGAAATTCCGGATAATCTTTCTTCCATTTATTAAATGTGCGCTCGGTTACACTAAATAAATCAGCCATTTCCTTGTCTGTAGCTCCTAATAAGGCATAGTTCTCGGCTAACTGATTGTATTCTTCTTTATATGCGCTTTTGCGTCCCATATGATACTTTTTGCTTAAAATATAATGCCGAATACTCATTTCTATGGGAAAAAGAAAGGTGAGACTATGATTTAATCCCACCTCGCTCTATAATTATCACAATATTCTAACGTCTTTTGGCGTTTTCTTGGCTTCTACGCTTCTCATTAAGCAATAACTCCCAAATATAATCTCTTCCTTTGGGACTCCACACCATATATTCACGTGGTTCTTCATCAGGATCGACAGGCTCATATACAACCGTATATGTTAACTCACGTCCGACAAGAGATGAATCCAATACCCATCTTTGTTTCATATTATCATATTCTTGGACTCTTTTATATTCAAGAAAAGCATTCAGTTGTCTTGCATCAGAATTTAATGCTTTCGCCAGCTGTTTAACTGTGTAGTATTTACATTGCCGGGGAGAGATACGTTGCTCACTGGTAGATATCAATGGATTCTGCAAAGTCGGTATAGTTAGCAATTCACGTTGACGAGTCAATTCTGATTGCATCTGATTAATTTGTGCGGCCATTACTTGTGTTGTTTCTACCAATTGTTTCAAAACTGTTACGTCAATAGGCGAAGGGAGTATCGGTACTTCCTTTATGGCTTTCTCCATTTTGTTGAAGGCTTCGATATAATCGAGTTTGAATTGAAGAGCTTTCTTTCCAGTGAAGCCCATTGCCAAGAGGGTGAAGCCGTCGCGGTTCATGATGTACATAGGACGGTCCTTGCCTTGAATATCAATATAAGAACTTTCAATAAATAGGTGCCCTAACTTTTCAGGGCACGTAATAAGAAGTTTACCAATAGCCTGATATACATTATCATGTCTTCTATCAAACTTCTCTGCCACAAGCACACTATTAGTCAGAGGTTGTCCTTCTGTATCTTGGAATACTATCTTATTCATACTAGACCTCCCTTCTTAGCCTTACAGTCTACCTTCATATCACGACCATTTGCGTTTACCAAGCTCACTGTGCTATTAGTGATATCACCAATAGTTTGAATGTTGATGTTCACTGTTATATTGGGACATCGAATGAGCTTATCCAGTAAAACCGAAAGCATCTCTTCGTCTTTGATTACTATTTGAATATTATCATTCATCCTAGACCTCCTTTCTGTATATCGTGATATAGTTGTTCGCTAATGATACATGAAACAGTGGATATCACTTCGTCAATGTCACTGGAATAGTTCTCTTCATTACATTTGTTCAACTTTACGCCTTGCTTTCTCATACGGGCACAAATGCGATTGTAAAGCTCTTTAGTATCTCTCAGTGTCACCATTAGGTTGTGGAGTTCTTCATCTATTACAAACTTAGGTTCTATATTATTATTGATCATAATTCACCTCCTTTCTGAACATTAATATTAATGTCATACCCCTCATTTATATCACTGTAAATAGTAGCTCCAATCAATTGCCCTAGATCACAGCAGAAGCATCCAATATCATCTGCAAAACTATTAATTATTGGATTAAAGGGATTACGTGCTTCATTATTTACACTTGCGAAACGATATAAGCTATCTTTTATCTTAACTAGATCTTGTAAAAGCTTCATTGCTTCGTTGCGATCTGACTCAAAAGCTGTACCTTTCATAGTACGCCTCCTTTCTTCAAATCAAATTCATACTTACTACAAGCTAGGTAAGAGAGTGCAAGGATACAGTTATCTATGTCTTTATACAAAGTAGCTTCATCTGATTCGGATACGTTTACGCCTTGGTGTGAATAGGTAGCGAATAAGATACCACACTCAAGTTTGACACGATTTAGGGCTTGCAATTGTTCATAGAGTTTATTGTCTATGATTCTTTCCGGGGCAATTGATTCATTAGCCATGATAATCCTCCTTCCTTAGTGAAACCATTAATGCGATTGAAGAGATAAACCAGCCTATACAGGCAAAGAGAGGAAATGATGTATCAGCAGAACCTGATACAATGAGAGCGATGAACGCAATACACACATTCACAAGTCGGAGAACGATACTTGTAGTTACACGATGCCCATTAGGTGTGGGTGCACCTGTTTGAAGGATACTATTATTCACCAACAAACAATTCTTCTCAGGATTAGTCATATCATTAAGAATGTTTGTTAACGCGGAGAAAAAAGAACGGTCCCGCTTTCCCGTTGACTTACACCTGAGAGGCAGTGGTGCCATTAAGCATCCACACGGGGGTCGGAACCGTATATGTTCAAATCGAACAGGCATAAAAAATGCCCGCAGCAATTCAATATGGCGAGCCTTTACCCGCCTCTCAGTATGTAAGTCGATGCAAACATACAGATTATTTTTGAGTTTACAAGCGAAATGCTCTTATTTTCATCAAAAAAGAGGCAAATAACATATTATTGAATATTCTGTAAAGCTAATTTTGCATTCTTGAATTGTTCAATGATACGTTCATTTGCATTTTTATACCGTTCGAACAAATCGTCTTCTGTAGAACACGTAGTCTTGATGATATTTATATTTTTCTGTAAATAAAGAAAAAACAACCTATTTATATACTCAGAATGAATTGATATGGATTGAAAAAATGCTTTTTTTAATCCATTTTCTAAAGAAGATTGTTGAATAAGATTATAGTATAATAAACACAACTCAGCTATCTCAACTACATTTTTATATAACTTATCAAATTCAGCTTCTTCAATATAATTGTCTGGATGTGTTGTATTTCGAAGTTCTTCAATAAACGAAGCACCTTTAAACTGAGATTTTCCCGGAACTTTTTGATGAACTATGTTCAGCTCTAAAGCATTACATAAGCTGGAAATATTATCTCTTATTTTCATTAATATCTCATAGTCACTTGCGGCTTGTTGTGTTCTATTAAAGCTCAACTGTTCACGATTAAAAACTCGCTGCTCTCTAAATGTTAGATACAGTAAAATAACACTCAAAAAGCCCCAGAAAGGGGCTGTCGTTCCTCCTATAGTATCTCCAATTTGTCCAGTAGTTGTTTTATTAAAACACTCAAATCCCGGTAGGGTAAAAATAATTGGTGCTAAAATAGCTGCAGCAACTATCACTAGCACAATACAACCAATGTTTTTTTCAATCCATTTCATGATATAAAATTGTTTTAAATTAATAATTCGCAAAATTAGACATAAAAATTAGAATATACTTTCTCCATTAATTTTTTTTCTAATAAGTTCCTGCACTCCGTTATAAATCTCATACAGTTGCTTCAATGTCTCCGAGCCTTCCCATTCGGAAAAATTTCCGTCCTGGAAGAAATGAAATTCAAAGACACGGGCTGCTACCGGACCTAAATCAAGGCTTTCAAACGTTTCTCTTACTAAATGCAGTTTGTTTAGTATTTCAGCGTTTCTGTCCTCTGACTCATCCGGGATATCTTCAATATCTAGCCTGGAATAATCTACATTACCATCCGCAGGCAAAGGCTTATACTTGTTTCTGTATTGAGAGGTCGGAGAAGATGCGTTTAACTTAATCATCTTCAAAACAAAGAAATCAAGCTCTGTATAGCCATTTTTTTTCGTCTCAAACAACTTATCCAACAACTTGCTTTTCTTTTGAAGGAGCGAACAAATGACCTCATTCAAGACATCTGTCGCTTCATCAGGAATGCTGGCAAGCCCACAATGATACAAAGAGTAATCAAGCCAGCGTTCGTAGCGTTTAGTTATGTAATTATTTACTGCTTTACTTGCCATAAGCACAAAGATTTTATATATTTGCTGTTCCTAATAGCTATAAGCTTTGTGCTTATGAGAGTGGTTGGCGAAATTACGCCAGCCGCTTTTATTTTTGCAGTTCTTCGTACACCAAAAGCACACGTTTACATCTATGTACCTCTTTTAATTCCTTTCGATATACTTCGATATCATCCGTTAAATCTTGTACTCTGTTAACTACGGACTTGTTTAAAATGCTATCTATTAACTCAACTCTTGTAACTTTGTATTTCATATTGTTTCCTCCCAGTCATAGTTCCATAATCCTAATTTTCCTCTTACATTTTCAATTGGCTTTTCAAAGAGAACGGGATTAGTGAGTACCCAGTTAGAAACACCTTTATCCGCCCATATTGAGGGATGATTTTGCACACAGTCTACAATCTCTACACTACCGATGATGGAGCCAAAAGGAAGATCATTGAAACCTATACGGCTCATAGGTGTATTGAGCACCTTTAATCTTTGGTTTGGCTGTAAGCAACCAAATTTAGCAATATCTCCCTTTGCACTTGAATGTATAAGTACACGTCCACGAAAATTTGTTTGCCAACTCCGGTTCTCAATATCTTTGATACCGTGAACGATCAATGAGGCCCACGGCTGTTTTACTGTCAATACTTTAACTCTCATTTTCTTTAGTTTTAGCAATGTTATAATTACACAAATACATCCCGATATCCATTTCGGCTATATCTGGAGGAGGAATACTTTCACCGTAAATCTTACGTAGAGCCTCTTTATTGCCTCCCCATGCTTTCCAAAGCACCATGGGCTCATACTTATCAGGCAGATATGGAAATAGCTCACAGAAGGTCTTGAAGTCCTGTTTTGCTTTTTCTCGTTCTTTTCTGGTATTTTGAACTCCCGTTACGATATCTTTAATCAAGTTCTCATTACGGGCATAGCCAGTTTCAGCCTTTTTTCGTGCAAGCTCATTTTCTCTATACTCAATTTCGCGTCGCCTGTCTTTGCAAAATTCGACAAGTGCTACCATGATCGCTTGATTATTGATCTTCGATCCCCAGACGAATTGTCCGCGGCTGCCGTTCTTTAGCTGGGAGAAGAAGATACATAACTCGGCTAAATTCAGGTACCAGTAGCTAGATAGTATCGACAGGGCTGTTTCTGCCAGCTGGGCATTAGTCAACTCAACACCGGCATATCTCAGCACAGATTTCAAATGCTCGGTAATGATCTCTACCGATGTTGAGTTGCTAAAGCTCCTGTTTACATCTGCCAAAGTGGGTATATTCTCTGCATTAGCCACATCTGACAATGAGACATTACAGTTTAGTTGTGCGATTGTACCGCTCCATTCAGCGACCAATTGAGAGGCTGTCGATCCAGCTTGTAAGGCCTGCTGTATCGGTGTTAGTTCCTTTCTGATCGCTGTCTTCTGGACAATCTGTGACGGACTTAGCACTACCTGCAGTTCTGTTTTTATTAGTTCTCCGTTCATCTTTCTTGTTTTTAAGCTCAATTTTCAACCAACTAGCAAAATGGGACATAGCATCTTTGGGAGACTTCGCTGTTTCGCCTTTATTCTGTTGCTCCATGAAAAACTGCTTCAAATACTCGTAAAAAGCTTCTAGTGTAAAGTCATTGTAGCCGGAAGAACGAGTATTCATCGTTACTGTTTCCGCCCATGATTGATTTGATTTAAGTTCAGCATAGCAATCATCTAAGGACTTATCGAAGAAGCTATCCGCCGGAAAAAGTTCTCCCACGCGTATATGTGGGGGAGAAGATTTTCTTTTATTTACTTTACTTTGTTCATTATCACCTACATTTATTGAGTTATTGACGTCATTAATCGAGTTATTGACGTCATTAATCCAAAAATCAGGGATAATTTCAACATCTTTCCTTTTTGAAGTGCAGCTTTTAAATCTATTTTGAATACCACGGGAAGATAAAATATGGAACTTTCTATACAGGGTGTTATCGAATAATTCCACTTGTAGGGCCTTCTTCACGACTTCACTTACAGCGCCCTCGGATACCCCGACTATATCAGCAATATCAAAAGGCATTTCTTTGTCCCACACGATGTAATACCCTTTATCCTTGTAGATATTACATAGCAGGCAAATTAGTATAGTGACAGAATTTGGGCCACAAGCATTTATTATCTTGCGTACTTTCCTATCAGATAAGAAATCTGTATCTAAAGGAAAATAATCCAGTCCCTGTTTTAATGGTCTTGCCATATTTAGATCTTTTTTATGCCGTCAGCTTTTGACGTATTAAGTTCATATTCTTTGTAACGAGCCCGATAATGCGTTCATGATACTCGGTGTTTTGGTTACAGACACCACGAGATTGAACAATACTTAACGTCTTCAAATTGACCTCGACTGTTTCAACATGTTTCTTGCCTATTCGGGCAGAAAGAATGAGTGAATCCTTTTCTTTATAATATTTATTTGTAAAGACGCAATGGTGCATGATTTCACCTTCTTGTTGAAACTCTTCAATACTTTTGAGCGGTACTACGACTATTTTACCATCAGACATTTTTAGGTCAAAGAACTTCGATTTTTCTTTGATATAATTCTCTGCATCCTTCTTGAGTTTAAGCAATTGTTGCATTTCTTTAGCCTTGCGTTCTTTTTCATCATCACGTTTCTTTCTCGCCACATACAAGTCATGAGCTTTTTTTAGATTCTTAGGACAAACGTAATGAGCGTTATGCAGATCTTTATGATAATGATCTAGTAGTTTCAGATAATCAAACCACATCGAAACATCTTTAATCCGATATTTATTACGAAGACAAATTTTTATAGACGGCCAATACATATCAATCTTGTAACGGTGTCCCTCGTAATAATCTATTAATTCATAACGTCTTGCCTTTAGAAGTGTTTCAGCCTTGGGAGAATGGGGAATTGTATTGGTGGCAGTAAGAAATGACATACCGCGTAATTTACAATCTATACCCATTCGAATATACTTAGGTCTAAAGACAGAGGCCGGATGATAGCGTTCGCAATAAATATCATTGCTATAGTTGTAATAATATGATCCAACAACTTTATTCCGTATCTCCAGATCTCCGTACCAACCACTGAATCCCGTATTATTGGCACGAGCTATTACTTCCCGGTTACCGTCGTCTTTTATCCAATGTTGTAGTATCTCACGAATATAATAACGAGGCTTTGTTTCTGCTCGGTAATAAGCAATCAATTCAAAACTTCGGATAATTTGGAATTCCTCACAAATTTCTGCCTTGCCAACAAACATTGTCTGTTTATTGATACGCTTCCTCGACTGTTCTATTTTCAAAGACGTATCACAATGAGGACAAACAGCACGTTTACGTTTTACAAGTTCCGGAGCGAAGCGTTGGCCGCACTCCATACAGATAATACGTGACTTGGTTGCATATCCTATATGTTTCAAACACTCATTCTTAGCCCAGTCAATCATCAAACTCTCAATATTAGGCAGCTGGCTACTCAAATTAGCAACTCTAAGCTGTAATTTTGTTCTTGGTCTCATAAGTCTTCAAATAATAAAAATTGTCCGGTAGGCATTTCCTTTTTCTTTCCTTTACGTTTATTATTAGCAATCTGCTCCGGTTTGGTCTTCTCAATAGATGGTATAAGTTCTTTTTTCTTTTCAGGTCGATTAGAAACAACTGCTTTTGTTGCAGGCTGCTTACTAACTTTGGTATCATCTTCATCATAGTAATGAACTGCCAATCCGAATACTTCATCGTCAGACATACATACAACACTACCACCGCGTTTTTTTGCTTCTCCTATGATATAGTCGTAACATTCATCAATATTCTTGTTTGGCTTTGTGTAGGAAGTGACAAAGAGGGGATCACTCTTTGCTCTCTCTTCCAAATACGATTGAATAACCTGTTTAGGTGATTGGTATTCTTTTCCCATAGTATCAATAGTTAATAGATAAAGGCATTAATAAATAAGTCAAGCTACGAACTTCTTCATCGCAGCGAGTAAGAATTGAGGCTTTCGACGGGTCACTCATAGTAATAGCAATATCCTCGGAGGGAATATTGTTTATCATTTCGATTAAAAAGCTGCTCTTAAAGCCAATTTCAATATCACAACCCGTTCGTAGAGCAACAGTTTCTTCAGCTGATTTACAGAAGTCTAAATTATGGGCTGTAATTTTAAGGGAATCAGGACAAAACTTGAGTATCACCAGAGAAGAGTTTTCATCACAGAAAACAGATACGCGTTTTAAGGCTGATACAATATCGGTTCTTTTCAATACTGCACGGTTGGGTTGCTTTTGAGGGATAACAGCACGATAATTAGGGAACCGGCCTTCAATCATGCGGCAGATTAAACGGTATGAATCAAACTCAAATAAAATATTAGTCTGATTTACTGATATTTCTACTTCCATGCAATCTTCCGGAACAATATTAGAAAGGACTTTGGCAAATTTACTTGGCAGAATGAAGGCTGCCCGTTCCTTGCGCGTATAAGCGGAAGGATTCTCAATCATCGCAAGTCGGGTACCGTCTGTTGCAACAAATGAGATAGTATCTAAATCTATATCAAAATAGACTCCATTCAGTACTGGACGTAATTCGTCATTGGCACTGCAAAACAATACTTGCCTTATTCCATATAGCAAGTCATTTCCTGATACAAGTAATGGGGTAGCAGTATTATCTGTACTCATTGTCGGGTATTGATCTCCTTTTTCAACAGGTATAGAGAACTTTCCATTAGCATATTTGACTACCAATTCTTTTTCGTAGAGATGAATAGTTAATGGCTGCTCCGGGATTTCTTTTAATCCATCAAGTAATGTTTTGGCATTAGCCATAAAAGAACGATCAGTAAAGTCTGTTTTACCGTCAATATTGGTAGAGATACGCCCGCCTTCTTCTCCTGCTGTAACTAGGATGATACCAAATTCATCGACGACAAACAAAAAGTTGTCATAGGCCGGTATTGAATTTTTGGGCTGTATGATTCGCCCGATTGATTTAAGCTTATCTAATAAAGCTGTTTTTGAAACTGTAATTTCCATGCGTCATTGTTTTGTGGCGCATAGCGTAAAAATGAGATGAGTTTCAGTAATATGAACAATTGAAGCATATATATGCAATAAAAGCCGGATAAAATCATTGTTTTATCCAGCTCAACACCATTTCGGTTGCAAATATATAGAGAGTTTTTGTTTTTGCAAACGTTTCAGGTCTTTTTTTCTTCTTTTTTTTGCAATAAGTCCAAAACAGCACGATTTGCTTTATCACAAATACTATAATCTATATCAATGTAGATATCAGCCATTTTATAATCGTTATTCACATGACCAAGGCAGAAATCAATATCAGCTTTAGGAACTCCAGCCTTGTTGCGTGCCAAGCTGGCCCAGCTGTGGCGTGCCCAGTTCGTGGTGATCTTGAAATCGAGTTCTAAGTTCATGCAAATGTCTTTCAGCCCATTATTGACTGCCCGCATAAAATTATTCAAGTTGCAATAGTTGGTATGAAAGTAGGAGAGGAAATAACCCTCTGTGTATTTATCAAGGAGGATGCGGAGTTCCGGTTCTATTTTTATCGAAAGCGGTATTTGCTCATGATTGTTCCGCGTTTTTGTTTTGGAACGTGTGTATTCCAGCCTTCCACGACGTTCACATGACATGCTATATAAATCATTGATATTGATTCCCATCATATAGAACATCATCATAAAGACATCACGAGCCATATTAGTACATTTCTTATCAGACTGAAAATCTCGGATTTTTAATAAGGTGTTAGTATCTATATTCTTTCGTTTTCTCCGATACTCCGGGATTTCAACTTTCTTGAATGGGTCGCCGGGAATCCTTATAATATCAAAGTCTTCGTTATTATAATAGAGTTTAGCCTTGTTATACAATGCTCTTATTCCCCTAAGATAATGGCTTACTGTGCCTGGTTCTAAAGGTGTGCCGGCAGGTCCGGAGTGATATAAGTCTTTGATCATCTTATTCAGCATGAATGAAGTGATAAGTTTTATATCTATCTTTTTTCTTTTCATGTACCAACATAGGGTATCGATAGAAGATCTGTACCATTCGGCAGTTTTTCTCTTTTCCGTTTGAATTACTATATTTTGAGTAAACTCTACAAAATCTATAAATTCGGCATCAGGAACTAATGATTTTTCTATTTCTTCTTTTAAGTCCTTACATGACATAAATTGGGTTCTTTCTTGTCCTAACTTCAAATACTCTCTCCTGATCTTTTGGATATACGCATTTATTTCGTACTCTATCATTTCACTGTTAGGTACGTTGGGTAGGATCCGGCCGGAGTCGTCCATGTTTTCTGGGCGGATATAGTAGCTGGTTGCTATATACTGGGATTCTCTATTATGATAGATTCTAATTTTTATATTTGATGTTCCATCTTGTTTTATATGTCTTCCTGTTTGGAAAACGATTGCTTTAAATGTTGCCAT